GTTATAATCTGCGTCCTTGACTCTGAAACCGACAGAAAAGGCTCCAAGAACACCATCTTTAATAAGATCTTTTATTTCGCCTGAAGATTTAGAGATTTTAGCTCCAAATTCCAGACCATTATCTGTAACTTCCAACGAAGTTGCACGACCAATAGGTTTGTTATAGTCATGATTAAATAAAACGATTGGATTAGTTTTATAATTTTCTAATCCGTTCTTTTTTATCCATGCATCATGATTGATAACATCTCCTGCTCGGTCAACTGCATTAGTAGACGCTAATCCTTTAATATCAACGCTACCGTTTTCGTCCTCACCAAGAGTTTTGAAAGTATTTGTCCAATGAAAAATTTTCTCCATGTGTACTTACCTTATTTCTTAGCTTTTTTGGGAGCTGCCGTTGCTGCTGGTTTAGTTGCAGCTACTTTAGGTGTTTCTTCAACAACTGGTGTTGGTGCTTCTACGCCCATAGCTTTGGCCCATTGGGTTGGAAAGTTAGACTTTATCATTCCTTGCATACGCGTCCAAGACCCAAAAGGTCTCTTTGCTAACATATAACGCATTGGAGCGTCATCTGCTGCTTTATACTCGGAAGGAGTCATCATACCTTTATCAGCAAAATACTCTGCTAACTGGTTAAGAATTGCTTTCTTGTTCGCCATTATCCTGTTCCTCTTCTTGCGGTGGTCTTCCACCTTCTTCGGGGTTCGCTGCTGAACCCGCTATATTAGCTGGGACTCTCAATTCGTCATGACCCTCTAAAGGTTCATGGCCCATTGCGTCTCTAGCTTCATTTGGTGTCATTATGCCTGTGTTAACTAGTGTTGCGTAGTACGCAGCTTGGTCACGTAATTCGGGTTGCAATGCTGGAATATTTGTTACATTTTCCGTTAGTGCAAATCCAAAGTATCTTTCATAAGCATAAGCTATTTTTCTTACTACTGGGAGAATAGTCTCCAAGTAATAAAGCCTGTGGTTGGGTCTAATATTTGCATTATTCCCACCGTCTAAAAGTATAGGTGGAACACCCATAGCTTCTAAAATTATTTTCTCATTCGCAGTGATTGATGTCTGAAAATCTAGTTCTTTAAAGTTAATTTTTGTTAAATCATCAACTTCAATGCCACCATCTAAAATAAGAGGACGTTTACCGCCCGTTGTTGGATTGTACCTCGTAGCCCAAGCTTGCAGCATTCTTTCTTTGATTCTCTCAGAAAGAGTGTTAGGGCTTTTAAGTACTAATCCTGGAACTGCTCCATTCTTGAAGAAGTTGTCTTGAAACTTCCTCATGTTGTCTAGTAAAAACATTGTTCTATACGCTGGCTTTAACCTTGGTGTTCCACGATAGATTGATTTAAATGAGTTTTCTTTAATATGTATTATTTCTTTCGTAGAATAGTCAACATGACCATCATATGTGAATTTCTCAATGTAAGTACTAGTGTCAGAATGGATAGTCACATTCTGTGCTGGAAGATGATATAAATGTCTTCCGTCAAAATATATAAAAATGTTACCGTCTATAAGTAAATCAATTATAAGATTTCTCTTAAAAGTATTAACATCTTGAAACGGATTCGGTTCTTTATTAAGTAATAAATCTACACGAGTCTTTCGAATATTTTCTACAACTGGTGTAATTCCATTTACTTTGTTTCCAACGTCAAAGCTAATATCAGCTGAGTCGTCCACTATCATATTTACCGCACGATTTACTACTTCTAGGTCTTCGTATGCGGATCTGTAATTGTCTTTCTTTTCTCGGGTGTCAATTGTTAACCCTTCATTTAAAGCTATAAACGACTGCGACGGATTTAATTTTTCCTCGCTATCTACTCTGCCTAAAATTCTATCATACCATGCCATGTTTTTCTCTCTGTTTTTCCACCCATCTCTTTTGTTTAAGTGCTGTCACCAGTTTAGGTCTTTTGCCATAAATACTGTGTAGCCTTTGATGGTGGGCTTTGCATAGTGTAGCAGCTTCATCGTAAATCTCTTTAGTAAATTCTTTAATAAACTCTTCACGGAGGTTCATGATCTCATCGGCTGTTTTTATCGTAATTTTATTACTTTTCAACCAAGTATCCAGAAGCTCAGTCATTCCGTAGAAGTGGTGAAAGTCTAAATGTTCTGTGTCTCCACAGATAAAGCACTGGGTGTCTTTATTATATTTAGATTTCGCTTTGTCTCTAACGTACTTGACTAAATCCCTTTTTAAATCCATAAATTCCTTATTAATTAAAATTATACCAAATTTTTACCTTCATGTCAACATTTATTTTTTCGTAGGTCAAACCTAAAAAGTACTTGCAGAAGTCTCAAACGTATACAGTGCATATCTCAAAGCATCTGACATATGACTCGCCATATTGTGTTTGGGTTTTTCTTTAAGTAAGTTGGGATTACTATCCCATTGGTATTGGTCTACGCATGATAATGCTTCTCGACATCTCTGATCTATAATCAAATTATTATTATCTATGATACTCGCTGCATGCCCAATTCCGTCTAGAACAGACTTTTTAGCATTGATTGTAGATATATCATAATTCTGAGCAAAGTCAAACCTAGTTTGTTGTGCTGCAGAATCGATATAAATGTAGTCAACGTTATACTTATCTATCATTTTGCGAATTTCGGTGGCATGTTGTTCGGTAGTTCTCTCAGCGTCCATGTACTCATCTATAAGATAAAATTTTTGTTGATCCCAGTCATAGGCTATCACGCACAACGCTGTTGGATCTTTATATCCAACATCAAGTCCTGCAAAGACGTCCATATTCCTAGTATCTAACTGACTAAGGTCTGCGACACACTCTTCAAAATTAAAATTCCAAATTTGTCCTTCATAGGTATTAAAGTCTGCCATATATTCTTGAGCAAACTCAGCCTCGGACATCGCTTTTTTCGCTTCTCTGATGTCATCATCACTAAAGCGAGGGTTTTCATGATAAGTAGCTCTGATTGATGCCCAATCGTGAAACTCATCACTATATCCCCTGTGATAAAAGTCTGCAAACCAATTATTTCTGCCACGAGGGGTAGAAATAAATATTGCTTTACTATTATCTTTATCTAATGTAGGACGAAGGGCTACATTAAATGCATCTTTACCGTCAGCTAGTGCTGCTTCGTCAAAAATTATTAAATCGTAAGATCTTCCCACCGAAGAATCTACTTGGTTAACTGAACCCATACGGATTGTAGAACCATTGGATAGTTCTATAACTTTATCTTTTGCGTTATCTTTTGTAACTTCCAAATCAAAGTGTTTAATTAAACCTCTTTGTAAGTCAAAAGAAATCTGAGATAAAGAGTAGTTGGGTGACATAATCAAAATGTTTGAGCCCGGCACGAGTGAAACAAGTTGTCCAATTACGTTTGCAATATATGTCTTGCCCTGCCGTCTAGATATAGCGGCACATACAAATCTGTATTTAGGGTTGTTTATAGCATTGATTAATGCTGTCTGCGAAGTGTTGGGAGTAATACCTAGAAGGTCTAGATATGAGTCAATAGGTAATTTTATAAACCTATCGGCAGTAGGAAAGTCCATAAAGTCTTGACTAAGTATATCTGTTCTGCTAACATCTAACATTAGTGTACTGTTCTATTTAATACTTCACCTATGTACTGCTCTGGATAAGAATCCAAAGCTCCTGTAGAATCACATACACTTAAAAGATATAAATACCCCATACATAATTCGCTCATAAGCTGATCATCTTCAGCTACCATTCCCTGTTCTTCGGCTTTTTTATTGAGCAGGCTCAAAGTAGTACTGCAGGTTAATGCAATATGATCAAGCCATACATCCTTACTTTCCATTATTGATAAACGATACCGAGTCCTAGTACTTCTGCATGAGCAGCGAATACTTGGTCAGTTTTGTTTTTTCTAATAAAAGTGACTTCACCTGGTGCTAGTGTAAAAGATCCGAGTGTAGTATCTGCAGCATTTGCAACAGTTATTAATCTCATAGTAGATCCTGTATTCACTAGTCTGACTTCAGTTGAATCGTTAAATGTAGAAGCTGCACCTACGTTAGTACCGCACGCTGCTTCAACGTTGATTATCTTGAAAGACATCTATTTCTCCTTTACGGTTTTACCGTTCTTAGCTTTTTGCTCTGCTGCTAACATAGCATCTTTGATATCAACTTTTCCATCAAGGTTTTTGTCTTTACCATTAATCATGTTCCAAAGTTTTTTAGCTTTTTCTTTAATTTTGTTTACCATTTTACTTTATTTGCCCAATAAGCTGCTGACATTTTGCCTTTAGCTATATTTTTGGCGTGACGAGCTTTGAATGAAGCTCTTCTTCTTTTCTGTGCCGTTGATTTTGGAGATTTTCCTGCTCCTGACACTCCCTGCTGTCCAAAACGAATTGTTTTAACTCGTTTTCCTGCTTTTGCCACAACAACGTGTGACTTTGTTCGGTGATTGGGCGTACGCTTTGGCTTATTATATCCTGATACGCCCACTCTTTTTAATCGTGAATCCTTTTTCCTAGTAGTTTTAGTTCTTCTTACGGCCACGTCTTGCGCTCCTTATTCTTTTAGCAGCGAATGTTTTCACATTCGTAGGCTTTCCGCCTACTCCTTGCTTCTTAGACCGTTTTCGGCTAACTGCCGATTTAATCTGCTTTTTTGTCATGCGACTAGCTTTTGATGCAGGTACACATTTAGGGTATTTTCCCTTGCCTGCTTTAGGTCTACCGCATTTTTGATATCCACCACCCTTTTTAGGTCTAGAGATATCAACCCAATTCTGTTTAAACCACCTTTTTAAACCTGTGCTAGCCACGACGATACTTCCCTCCTGCTTTCTTGTACGTTCTCACAAGATAGGCATTAGCATACGCGCTAGGATAGACTGCAAACTTTCTTTTGGTTGCAGCCTTAACCCTTGCATATAACTTTTTATTAGTGGGTATGTTACGTTTTTTAGCAACAGCTTTTCTTCTACTTCTTCTTCTTGCCGCCACGTTTTTTACTCCTCTTCTTGCCCCTTTTCGGCTTACAAGCGTAATGCATTACTTTTTCTTTCTACGAAGTGCTGCTTGCAGAGCTTTAGGCAGTTTTTTCTGAGCTGCAGTTAAGCCGCCCATTGCCTTTTTCTTTTTACCACCTTTTTTCTTCTTAGGACGACCTCTAGTCTTCCCATAAGTTCCTTTACCACTTGGCATATTACTCTCCTTTCCAACAAGTCCAAGCACCATATGCTAGACCCGCCACTGCTAATACTTTAGCTAGACCACCTGTAAACAATACAAGACCACACACTACTATTAGTACTGCTCCATCCCAACTTGTTCTTTCTGATACTCTGTTTTTTAACCAATCCATCTATTTCTCCCATTTGCCTTTTGGGCATGATGCCCTATTCAGCCTTGCTTTAAGTGGCATAAAGCATTTACATGCTTTGCACACCTTAAACTTAGTGTACTGATCACAAGTATTACAGACTTTAATTCTGTTTTTGTGCATCAGTAGGTGAAGTAATCTCTTTATAGTAGACTACTACATCTTTTAATTCTGTAATGTATCGTTTTAATTCTTTCATATTAACAGACATAACTTCATAGTCAGGTACTGTCATAGCTAGGAAAAGTACTTCACCTTCCTGCTTTTTAATTCTTTCTAATTGATCTTCCCAGTTAGTAGGAGTTATAACTATCCATTGTGGTACGCCAAGATTAATCTCTCTTGGCATAACTGGTTGAACAAAAGTTCTCTCAAGTGGTTTTGCTGTTATCTCTACTTGTTTAGTTTTTGGTAGAAGACTGCAGCTGGAGACCATCATCAAGATCATCAACGGTAGCGCTAAGTTTCTCAATGTCCTCAAATGCGTGTAATGTGCCATTATTTATTTTCCTCTCCATTTCTGCTGGATTTTCTAGTATTTTTGCCGATAGTTTGTAATTTTTTATAAAATCACTATATCTATTTAATTCTCTTTGTGCCGCTTGGCTCTTTTTTGTTTGTTCTTGTAACTGAGTAGTCTGAAGACTAAAATCATTTTGTAAACTTTCTATTGCTGCTTCTTGTGTAGCAATCGCTCCTTCTAGAGCTGAGTTGTTTGCTGCTAATATTTGATTTTCACTGTAAAAGTAATAAGCAGCTACACCTAGTATTATACTTATTCCTATAAATAATTGATTCATAATTCTTCTATCCTGTAGTTAAGTCCTTCTGCTCCACTAATCTCAACTAAGTCTCCTTCGTGAGTTCTAAATTTTATAAACTTAGGATTCTTTTTGTAAAATTTCTTTACTATATATTCTTGATCATCTTGGTCACCCCAAGTATCATTATAACTAACTTTGAGTGTGTATCTTGGAAAAAGCTTAGAAACAAACCATAACCAAAAAGCACTAAGTTTAGCTTTTAAATCTTTCATTTACTTAAATAATGCTAATCCTTCTTTTGCTTTTTCTTTTGAGTCATAAGAATGGATATTACCATTGTTTTTAAATTTAAATTTAGGTCCACGCTCTTCCCAAATTACTAAGTCTTCTTCTGGCTCATGCACTAAAGTTGGTTTTTTGACTGCGGGGCTATCAAAGCTCATCTTTGTCTCTGCTCCTTTTATTTCTTTTGTTTCGTATCTATCTTCCATTATTCAGGTCCTCCATTGTGTAACCTTTTTGCTTTTTTCTCTTCCCAATTTTCTACTGCTTTCTTTATACCTGATTCGGCTAAGACTGAGCAATGTAGTTTGATTGCAGGAAGTTCAAGGGCAGTTGCTATATCCCTATCTTTAATTAATTTTGCTTCTTCTGTTGTTTTTCCTTTTAACATTTCTACAAATAATGTAGAGGAAGCGATTGCTGAACCGCAACCGTAAGTCTTAAACTTAACATCTAGTATTCTATCGTTTTCGTCTAATTTTAGGTCGAGTTTCATGACGTCGCCACAGGCTGGTGCTCCCACCATGCCTGTTGCAACATTTGGATCAGCAGGATCAAACCTACCGACCGCATGTGCAGCGGGATTCTTCAAAACATCTTCAAATCTTTGAATAACCTTCTGCGAATATGCCATTATAAGTTATAGTTTAATGTTAATGAAACATTGTCAGCGAACTGACCATCTTTCGCATCTTCCATAATCATTAGTCCAAGATCAATCTTGTTCCAAGATTTAGAAAGTGTTAATCCTTTCCAAGTACTGTCATCAGCAAATCTACCATAAGTAAATCCAACATCAACAACCTTAACGAAAGGAACATTTAATACTAGTTCCATATAGTCATTATCAGAATTATCTGTGTCTACTGCATATCCAAATCCTACTAGAGGAGTTGAAAAGCGCACAAAAGCTTCTTCATACATTTCAATGTCGTTATCGTCCCAACGGTATTGCATAACACCAACGTCTATAGATAATTTGTCTGACATCTTAAATTTATAACCACCATAAAGATCATACTCTAAAGAAGCACTATCGTCTCCAAAGTCTACTTCTGAAGCCCAAGCTCCTCCGTAGAATCCTTCATAGTCTAATTCTACACCAGCTTGGAATGCTCCGCCACCTTGTGTTTGAGTTTGACCTCTCCACATGTAGTCAGAAGTATATCCAACAAATCCGTTCATACCTGCAAAAGCTGGCATAACAGAAAATGCTAGTAATAAAGTTAATAGTTTTTTCATAAGTTTTTCCTTTTTAAGATAACATTCCTAAGTAAGCCATAATCAAACCACCGGCCGCAAGGAGTCCTGCTCCTGCTGCGCTAATTAGTATTGTTTCTAGACGAGTTATTGAGTCATGTAAGAAATCAAATCGTTTACCTGATCGCTTCTCTATTCCTTCTAATTGATTGAATACAGTTTTCCAGCGTTCAGCACAAATTGCTTCATGTGTCGTGAGTCGGCCGTCTATTTCCATAATACTGTCGTGGTCTTTGTCATTTGCCTCGCTCATGTAAGTTACCTTGTTGCTTTGAATATAAAATTCTATGTAGTAATTATACCAAAATTAGATACGAAAGTCAAGAAATATTTTTTACTTGGTTATTGTATATATCTTTACAGGTTCCGATTTTCCCTTTACCGTCACCTCATCTAAGAACTGATAGTCATAGCCATCCACCATACTATACTCTGATATAATTAAATCTGTGGAATAAGTTTTACAACTAGACTCTAGCCTAGCAGCGAGGTTAACAGCATCGCCAAGGACGCTATAATCGAACCGATTAGAACTCCCCATGTTACCAACAACACAAAGTCCGCTATTAATTCCGGTTCCGGTGTGTATCTCAGGTATTCCTTCATTCTTGAATATTTCATTTAAGTCTCCTAATGCTTCCCTCATCTCGAGAGCAGCTACTGTTGCTTTCCTTTCTTGTTCCTCTATGTCTAAAGGAGCGTTCCAAAAAGCCATGATGCAGTCGCCCATGTATTTATCAATGGTACCGCCATGTTTCATTATAATCTCAGTTTGATTAGTCAGAAATCTATTTACAATCTCTACAAGTTTTTGTGGATCGTTTTGATATTTTTCAGAAATTGGTGTGAATCCTCGAATATCAGAAAATAAAAATGTCATACGTTTTGTCTCCCCACCCAATCTCAGCAATGAAGGGTCTTTTTGCAATTTTTTAACTAAGTCCGGGGATACATACGTCCCAAATTGTTTTTTAATTTGTCTACGCATCATAAATTGAGTTATAAAACTCCTGAAGGTTGCGATTGTCCAGAAGAAGAACGCGATAAAAATTGTTCCTGTGACGTCAAGTAAGTAGCCTTGTGCAAAAGCATACCAGGCTGCATAACATAAGCCACCTATTGCTGATAAAAATATAGGTAGTGATAAATAAATATTTGTTGCAGATAGAAATAGTAGTAAAAGTATAACTATTGCAATAAGTATTTCCGCTAGGGGAGCCCAAACAGGTTCTGAAGGTGCATCTCCTGTCATAAGTCCATGTAATAAGTTAGCTTGCACCTCATGTGCAGCTTTTGGTCCTACTGGTGTAGGTACCGGGTTTGCTATTCCTTCAGCAGTTACTCCAAATATTACAAAAGTAGCACCTTGTAGTGGGCTTTTTAAGTATTCTGCTGCTGATTGTCTGTGAAAAGTTGTATTCCAAGTAGTCCAGACTCTTGCGCGCGAGTCTGTAGCAATGACTGGGTAATTAGGTATACGAATTGCTTCTACACCTGTTGATTCTGTTATAATTTGGTAGCTTGGGTCTCCAACCCCAACTCTAAGCATCTCTAGTGCAAAGGAAGGGTAAAGCTTATCTTGAACGTTTACTACGAGTGGAACTCTTCTTACGAGTCCGTCTACTTCGGGTGCTGTTGTTATTAGTCCTACTCCGCTTGACGCTTCTGCTAGGACGGGTAGTTGTCGTAAAATTCCTGGATACTGATATAGCCATGGTCTTGGATCTTCTCCTAATGCGGCAGTACCTACATGAGGTCCTCCGTCTGTGGCTTGTGTTGAAGCCGTAAATGCTAGTACTGTTTCTATTTCTTCTAGTTCGTTTGCAAGTGCATAATCTTCATCTAAACCTCTAATATCAGGATCTGGCATAAGTACTGTAATACCTGGTATAGCGTCTGTGCGTGAGATCATGTGTCCGTAGTAAGATCTTGGTATAGGATAACCTCCAACTCCTTCTACAAATTCTTCGTCAATATCTACAAGTAGTATACTGTTATTTTCTACTACAGGCTTTGTTGACATTAGCCAATCAAAAGTTTTAAGTTCAAGAACTTGTAAAGGGTAGGGATTCCATATTAGTAAGGCTAGTAGGCCTATTGCGGAAAGTATTCTTGTTTTCATATATTTATTTTAAAACTGAGTCCGTTATTACTATTCTCTGATACGATAAATGCTGATACTACGATAAGTCCTATTAGAGCTGCTCGTCTTGTTTTGCCATTAGAGTACCTATCTAAAAAAGTATACACAACCATATTCGATACAAATTTAGTAGTAAACAGTTGGCTAGTTGTAGGGTAAGGCCCTAATATAGGATTCGCTTCTGCTAGATTAGGACAAGTATAATTTCTTTGACAAGTAATCATATTCTTTGTTTGTAAAGTGTCCGCTATTTGTAATGCTAAGTATCCTTTATATAAGTTTTTGTCTGTTTGATTCCACTCTGCTGCAAATAAATTTGTTGTTATTAAGAGTAGTAGTATTGAT